AGAGGCGGTGACGAGCCGTAACCTGTTCAGCAATGCGCGTCGATCCGTGGCACTGCTCCGCTAGGACGATCACTATTCTGAGCCACTGGCTTAGGGTAAGTATCGTCCCCCCATAGGAGAGATGAGAGAGGCATAAGAGACCTATGAAGAAGAAGACAAAAGACAAGCTGTTCTCACAGAGTCATCCTGCAGCTGGATTGACTTATACCTATCAGCGATTCAAGAACGGAACCCTTCATATCAGGTGCGAGAAAGAGGGTGAGTTTATTGGCTACATCAAGTGGTCTCCTGAGTTAATGACTGCCATGATGCGGGAAGAAAGATCTCAAAGATTAATTGTTCTTGGTCTATAGCGATGGTACAATGTCCCTGATCAGTAACAACATGGGGCAGGGCGATGATTGAAATGAATATACTCAATCATCCAGCGAGCAGACTGGGCTTGCGTTGAGCTGCTTGCGGGTAAACAGCAACCAACTTTGAACAACTACAGGAGTAAAATAACATGAAAGAAGATCGAAAAACCGCAGATGTAGCAAGTCCGCTCGAACGTATTGTTATGCACTTTGGTGATGAAATGGTGAAAATGGCCGGGTATGACGATTGTGTTGAGGGCGTTTGCATCCGATTTGGTCAAGAACCTATAATTATCTATAGCTATGAAATGATAATAGCAAAGCTGGAAAAAGACATGACTCCTGAAGAAGCTGTTGAGTTCTTCGAGTGTAATCAGTTCGGTGCATGGGTTGGTGATAGAACTCCGTGTTTTCTTGTAAACACATAACAGAGTGCTATACGGAATTGAGGACGTGGGGTGATTAAGGAGCTAGAGAGATGATTACACTAACCAGAGAACAAGCACTGTTATTGCTACAGAACTTCAGCCAAATTGATGGTTATCTTCTGGGGTTAAAAGACACATCTGCAATCATGGACACGGTTCATCCGTCCATTGATTTGCTGTATGAGAAGTTGACTGAGGAGTTTACCGCCTCTAGTAGGAAGTAGAACAGAGGGAGAAGGAATGAACACAATAGAATGGTTAAATAGTTTGGAATGGGATTATGGGTTTGACAGGTTTTCCTCACACAACTCATATAAATACGAAGCACAAATGATGAGGCTTGAGAGCTATCTCCCCACGTATGTGATTAGGGATTTAGCTGAGGCAATTGATAAGAAATATGTAGAGAAGGCTGAGAGGAATCTACTAATTATAGAACTAAAGGAGGCGGAGAAGATCGTCCGTGAGACGTTGGACATAATAGATAAAATAGATTTAGGCACAGATGATCTTGCTTGAAGAGGCAATTGATGAAAAATATGTAGAGATAGGCATAGCTAGATGATGACCCTGCGCCACTCAGGGTTGACGGAAAGTGGCATCTTTTAACTTGAGGAGAGACCATGAGCAACAAGCCTGAGATGAGAGTAAGAATCACACTGCGGTCACCAACAGAGGGGCATCTTGCTGCACTGACTGGCTCACTCCTGCAGGGTGAGGTTGAGTGCTACGGAGCAGAAGTGGTAGCAATCGACCTGATAACTGGATCCACTGTTACAAGAATATCTGGAGAAGCAGAATGCTGAAAGACGGACGGTACGGGGCATAAGACCACCCACTGGCCAGAAGCATGAACCCCAAGACAGAGGACGGTATCTCTACCAGTGAAGTAAAGTCTTGGACTGGCTGAATTATTTTTACATTTGTCTGGACAAATCCCCTTTTTGTCGCTATACATGCTGGTATACTGCAAAGTAGTACCGAAACAAAGCCCCTGCCTCCTGAACACATCAGAATAGACTAGCAGGCTAGAGCAGGGCATCTATTATGGATAACGAGTACACAGAGTGCTTGGTCAGGGCGGCGATCAATGCGGACACTGAAACTCTAGAACACTGGGCAATGTGTGCGCTAGAGGCAGAAGATCTCCTAAACAACCCAAGTACTTCAATCGAGACCAGATTGGTAGCGGCTGCTTTGCTTGATTTTGTTGAAGTAGAACAGGTGACAGTGAATTGAGCAGGGAGGGAATGCATAAGGCGCACCGCCAGATGTCTTCCCTAAGCAGTAGGCTCAAGCCAATGAACCTGACACAGGAGAGAGTGATGGGGAATAGGCCAGCAGGCAGACCGTCAAAGTACAGAGAGTGGATGGACGACACGGTCGTAGAGCTGATGTCTGAAGGCGCTTCGCTGGTTGAGGTATACGCTGCTTGTGATATCGACAATGATACATTGTACGACTGGTGCAACGAAGAATCTCCTCGTTTTCACCCAAGTTTTTCCGAGGCCATAAAAAAAGGCAAGCGATTATCTCATGCTTGGTGGGAGCGTCACGGACGCGAACAGGTAGACAATCGTGAGTTCAATTCCACGCTGTGGTACATGAACATGAAGAACCGCCACGGATGGAGAGACAAGCAGGAGACTGAGATCAAGGGTGAGGTGAAACTCTCTATAGCGGAGCAGATTACTCGAGCTAATGAGGAGTGAGGTAGCTGCCCAGAAGGCTTCAGCACAAGGCGATGGATACTTCATTGCCAAACAATATTTCAGCGACCCCGCCGGGTATGTAAAGGATGTTCTGCAGATCGCGCCAGACCAATGGCAGCAGGATGTCCTAGAGGCAATCGTTGATAATGATCGAGTCGCGGTGGCTAGTGGCCACGGGATTGGGAAAACCGCCCTGACCAGTTTCTTGATTCACTGGTTCATTGCGACTCGACCAAATCCGCAGATAGTAGTAACAGCGAACACCCAGCAGCAGCTTGCCACCAAGACTTGGCGTGAGCTGTCAAAGTGGAACCAGAAAGCCCTCAATGGGGAGTGGTTCAAGTGGACTGCCACAAGATTCTCAATGATAGGATCTGAAGAGACATGGTCAGCACACGCCATCCCTTGGAGTGAGAACAACTCGGAAGCATTCGCAGGAACGCATGAAGAGAATGTACTCATAGTATTTGACGAAGCCTCAGCAATCCCTGATGTAATCTGGGAGGTGTGTGAGGGTGCGATGACTACAGACGGCGCCAAGTGGGCAGCCTTCGGGAACCCCACACGAAACACTGGCAAGTTCCACTCATGCTTTAACAGGCAGCGCCACCGCTGGCACACCATGCAGATCGACTCGCGCTCTGCGAAGATGACCGACAAGGATCAGATTCAAGAGTGGGTAGATGATTATGGTGAGGACTCAGACTTTGTCAGGGTGCGCGTCAGAGGAGTGTTCCCAAGAGCTGGTGACACACAGTTCATATCTGCAGAGCTGGTCGAAAATGCGGTAGCAGAGGAAGCGTATGTGCCGCAAGGTACTCCCAAGCTAATGGGGGTGGATGTAGCAAGATTCGGTGCCGACCAATCAGTGATAGCAATGCGTCACGGTAGGAAGCTGGAGCCACTGCTGAAGTTCAGAGAGCTGGACACCATGGCACTGGCCTCACTGGTAGCCGACAAGATTAATGAGTTCCAACCTGATGCAGTCTTTGTGGACGGCGTAGGCGTGGGATCAGGTGTAGTGGACAGGCTGCGCCAGCTGGGCTTCGAGATCATCGAGGTGATAGCAGGCAAGTCTCCCGATGAAGGGAACAAGGACAAGTACACCAATAAGCGAGCGGAGATGTGGGACCGCATGAAGCACTGGTTGGATGGGGCAGATATTCCTGACGATCAGGAACTGGTAGCGGACCTGATGTCCCCGGAGTATGGCTTCAACGCTCGAATGAGGCTGCAGCTGGAGAAGAAGGAAGACATGAAGAAGCGCGGACTGGCATCCCCAGACTGCGCTGATGCTCTTGCTCTGACCTTCTCCTATCCTGTAGCGCCTAAGCAGGTGGAGCGATATGTTGAGCCTGAGGCGGTCAATTACTATTGAGGTGAAATATGCCATTAGATGCAGACACAGACTATCCAGCAACTTTTACTGAGGTTGATGTAAAGACGCTGATCGGCGCTCTCGATCCTGATACAAAGGAGGACCGTGAGCCGGTCGTTTATGTGTTCTCCAGCGGCAAGAAGTTCGTGGAGCGTGAAGACTGATGAGCGTTGAGACCGTTGGCTCAACCATGACCCTGACTGCCCATGAGATGGCAGTATGCAAGAGGGTTGGCGATACGCTGCACAAGCACTATCCCGGCCACATGTGGGGCGTGAATATGGTGCAGGGCGTCATTCAGGTGATGAACTTCGCGCTGTCAGGACAGTGGGGCTTCCAGATCAAGGAGGAGTCGCTGGACCCAGAGGACAAGATCATCATCAGGTCAGGCGGTGAGCTGCTGGAGCGATTCAATGTAGCTAGGGCAGAGATGGATCCTGACGAGATGAACAACAAGACCCGCAATGGCCGTGGCGAAGTAATAGAGTTCGATAAATCATGACTACAGAAGCAGCACCAGTATTGAGAAAAGATCCATGGCTGGAGACAGCAAGAGCGGCATTCGAGACCTCTTCCGACTGGTACGACGCAAACTTGCGGAAGCAGTGGGAGCGCAACCTCTCCAACTTCCAGAGCAAGCATCCGTCGGGGTCGAAGTACAGTACCGGGGCATACGCTCATCGGTCAAAAGTATTCCGTCCCAAGACAAAGAGCAATGTTCGTGCGAACGAAGCAAGTGCTGCCAGTGCATTCTTCAGCACAGACGATGTAGTCAATGTAGCTGCGCAAAACGATAATGATGAGGGTCAGCAGGCATCTGCAGAGGTAATGCAGGAGCTGCTGAACTATCGACTGACCAAGACCATTCCGTGGTTCACAACCCTGATCGGCGCCTATCAAGATGCTCAAGTCATGGGTATGGTCATCTCCAAGCAGTACTGGGAGTATGAAGAGAAGGTCACGAAGACCAAGATTGACGCCCAGCATGAGGACGGGACCACATACATTGACCCAGAGACAGGCGACCCAATACAGCAGGAGCTGGAAGAGGTCGAGGTCATCAAGGACAAGCCCTGTATTGAGCTGATCCCACCAGAGAATATCCGACTGGATCCTGCCAGTGATTGGACCGACCCGGTCAACTCCAGTCCGTACATCATCCGCTTGATCCCAATGTATCTCGGTGATGTGCTGGAGCGTATGACAATCACGGACCCGAAGACAGGTGCGCCGAAGTGGAAGAAACTCTCCGCAGAGGAGCTGCTGGCTACATCCGATGATGATCGATACGACACTACCCGTCGCAAAAGAACAGGCGGTCGTCAGGATTCACACAAGAAGAATCATTCGATCAATGAATTCTCTACCATCTGGGTGCATGAGAACATCATCCGCAAGGGCGGCAAGGATTGGATCTTCTGGACTGCTGGCACTGAGCATATGCTCACGACCCCCAAGCCGATCAAGGAGGTTTACCTTCATGGAAAACGTCCTTATGTGATCGGCCACTCTGTCATTGAGGCACACAAGCCGTTCCCGTCTGGCGTAGTGGAGATGACTCAAGATCTGCAGAGCGCAGCGAATGATATCCAGAACCAGCGCTTCGATAATGTGCAGCTGGTGCTGAACAAGAGATACCGCATCCGCCGTGGTGCGAATGTGGACCTCAATGCCCTGATGAAGAATGTCCCCGGTGGCGCTGTTCTGATGAACGACCCCGGCTCTGATGTGGTGGTGGACTCCACTCCTGATGTGACGACTTCTGCATACGCAGAGCAAGACAGAATAAATATGGACTTCGATGAGCTGGCTGGCTCCTTCTCAGCCTCCTCAGTCGGATCCAACCGGCAGATGAATGAGACTGTCGGTGGCATGGCGATGCTTTCGGGTAGCGCCAGCCAATCTACAGAGTACCTGCTGCGTGTCTTCTCTGAGACATGGGTAGAGCCGGTTCTTCGTCAGCTGGTCATGCTGGAGCAGGCATACGAAGATGATGAGACGGTGCTGTCAATCGCGGCAGAGAAGGCCGATCTCTATCAGAAGTACGGAGTGGATAAAGGTATTGACCAGCTGCTACAGAATGAGCTGACAGTGTCAGTATCTGTTGGAGTAGGCGCCACAAATCCACAGCTGCAGCTTGAGAAGTTCATGATGGGACTG